AGATTACTAACAAAGTTACCAATACCAGTAAATAGAGATAATAAACCATCTTTAATAAATTTAACTACATCAATATTTTGCAATGTTTCTTTAAAACCATCAAATCCAAATAGTCCACCAACCCAACCAATTAGGTCTAAAATTAAATTAGGAATGATACCAAGAAGATTAGCAATAAATGAAGCAAATCCTACTTTTATTGCTTCAAATATACTACCAGTTTCATCTAAGGTTGTTTTAAAATCATCAAATGCATTTTTTATAGATGCTATAACAAGTGCAACACCAGCTGCAATTGCAACGATTGGTAATAATGGTATTAATAGTGGAGCAAATGATGCCAACATACCACCAATTGCTGGAAGTAAAGAAGACATCATAAAAAGTCTAAGTGCAGTTAATGCTTTACCAACTTTACCTACTGCACCCAGTATCGCACCACCAGCACCTTTAGCACCAGTTGCTACTAAATCAAATACTTTTTTATACAATGTTGTTGAAAAGAAAAATTTTAAAGCAGTCATTGCAAGTTTGAATGTACCTACAGCAGTTTTTATTGCAAGCATACCTATTGCTTTCGGTGCGAGAAGAAGACCTAAAGCTAAAAATCCAACTCCAAGTCCAGCAAGTGCATCTTTTAATAATGTTAATGTCGCACCAACACCAATAAAATTACCATCTTTATCAAAGACTCCTGTAGTAAATAAGGTCTTAAAGGATGTAATACCTTTAATAATTGTTGCACCAGCTGATTTAAGAGTAGAACTAATAAATTCAAAAGCAGTAACTAATGCTGGAATTAATTTAGTTTTCCATTCTTCCCATTTTGGACTTTCTAGAAAGTTTTTTGCTATTAATAACGCTGCACCCATAAGACCAAATTTAAATAATGAACCAATACCTCCTACGGCTTTCTTACCAAACCCCAATAAAGAATCTTTCATACTTTTTAACGGGCCTAGTAATGTTTCTCCTAATTTTTTAAATCTTGAATTTGCACTACTTTTCTCATCTTTTGATTTTTCTTTATCTTTAGATTTGCTTCCCATTAAAAACTTACCTACTTTTCCAAAAGTATTTTTTACGGCACCAAAAACACCCATTCTTTTGTTTAGTCTTTCTAATGCTTTTTCACGGCGTACACCATCAGCTGCTAACTCTGATTCACTTCTTTCTCTTTTCTTTGAACTATCTTCTACTTCATTTCCTGTATTTGATGTATTTTTTGCAATTTGAGCAAGGGCACCAGTAGTTCTTTTCTGTTCATCAATGAGTGATTTAAAATCTTTTTCGTTAGCCATTTATTTACCCTTTTTACTTGAACCTGTATATAATCCAAACCATGCAGCTCCAGCACCTACAACAATAGATACTAAACCACTTTGTTCCATAGTTGGACTTGGTAATGCCATATACCATGTTACTACTTTATATAATAGATAGATGTATGTTGATATGAATACTCTTGGAAATATTCTCCATTGGTCAACTGCGTGTGCTAAATCAACCCATCCTTGATATCTATTTGGCATATTTTGCTTTCTCCTGTTCTTCTTTTTGTCTTTTATTCTCTTCTTTAATGTATTCGTCTAACAATCCTATGTATATTTCCCTTTCCCAAGGCATCATATTGTCAAGCTCTGTTAAACTATATTTATGATGTTGCATCAATGCAAAATTAGTTTTATAATAATTAAATAAACTATCGTGAGAAAGGCCTATACTAAAAAAGATTCTAATCCTTCAATAACAACTTCACTTTTTACTTTCGTTTTTGGGTTAGTAACATTTACTACATGACGTAATTTTGGCATGGTATCAAAAAAACCAGTGACCATTTCAAATTGAGTTCCAGTAAAACTATCAACAAACTCTGTTAGGTCTGTGTCTGACATATCTACTCTATGATAGATTGTATCACCATCATGCACCTCATGTACACATTTGGTTAATATCTCAAAAATAGCAGCTGTATCTTCACCTTTTGCTTCCATAACATCACCTAATTTTGGATATTTCATAATCATTTCAATTTTATCTGAAATCTTTAGTTTATTTGTATGGTTCATATCCATTTGAATATTAATTTCATCTAAATTAAGTTCTACAGGAACTTTAGTTTCTTTATCATCTGGGCAAGTAACTGTTATCTTTACTTTTTCACCTACAGATTTACTTCTTATCTTTAAAAAAAGATATTCAACATCAAATACTGGTGAATTAGTTGCGTCTATTTTTCCAAACGTACAAGAGTTTATTAGTTGAACCATTGACTGCACGATTTCTTTTTGGTCTTTGCTTTCTTGTGCCATCATTAGCAACTTTTGTTCTTTAACTAAAAATGGTCTGTATTTTATATCTTCATTAGTTGATGGTAACTTAGTTTCGTAAGTTGGACTGTCTAGTTTTGGTAAAGCCATAATTTTTCATCCTTTATAATCTTGAAAGTACTTTAGGGATTTGAGCCCTAATGTTTCTTTCCACGCTATCCACTAACACTCCTTCAATTCTCTCTTGTAGAGGTCTTGGAATGTCTGCTTCGTCTGTTAAGTTCTTCCAGTACCTATAACTGAAAGTAACATTAATTTTATGTAGTGTGTCATTTTGTGCATATCCCAGTGATTGTTCTGCAATAGTTTTAGGAAATGCTTCTACTAATTGAACACCATATCTTTTGTTATCATTTTCGTCTAATTGATGTATATCAACTGAGCCAACATAATCGTCATAGTATCCTAATGACCAAGTTTGTGTATTAAAAGCAAGCCTTTGCCATGTTTCAAAGAATAGTTTTTCTCTCATATCAGAAGAGCACACAAATGTTGCACTTAGTTCTGCAAAAGAAAATCCACTTACAATTTCTCTTGTTGGGCCATAGATGTTTGTGTCTGGTGTTGTGTCTAGGTTACGGCCAGGAAATGATATTGATTCACAACGTAAACCAGTTTTTCTTACTGTACCATCACCCTTTGCAACTTGCATTACTTTTGAAAATATATTTTGTAGAGCTGAACTTCCAGTTCCTTTTTCACCAGTTGGTGCGTTTAACATAACCTCATAACGATTTGCTCTTGCAAAACCATCCTGACTACGATACCCAGAAAGAATTTCATTAAGAACACCGTATGCAGTACCTTCTAATCTTTTACCGAAATTAAATGCCATTAAATCATACTCCTTGAATCGTTCCAAACTTTAGCTGCAGAACTTTTACTAAATCGTTGAACTGGTAATAGGGTTGCGACTGTAAATTCATCTCCATCTATTCTACGAAATCTTGATTTAACTTTACCAGCAAGATATCGTTTAAGTGTTGGTTTTAATAATTTTACTTTTTTTAACTGTTGATAATTAGTATTTATTTTTGTTTTCTTATCAAAGTTAGTGTCTGTGCTGTAATCCATCAATTCATCTAATAATCTTATTCTTAATGGTATGGGTAAATAATGTAGATTTATACCTAAGAACCCATCTGAATATCTCTCTATGGGTAGAACTAGAGGAAACCTATCATAGTATGGTAATTTGTTTTTAAACTTTGGGTCATAGAAAAACATGTTTAGATTACCAAAGAAAGGTCTGGTTGCTTGTTTACCATCTCGTATTAAATTCATAGCTTTAGGTGTACCAAACTCTGCGATTTTATCTCTAAACCACGCAGTGGATTTTGGACGACCTTTAGCTGCTTTAATTACGCTTTGCATGTATTTACTAGGAACTGCCATAATACTATTTATACTTCGGATTCAAATGGTCTTCAGTAAGTATTTTAAATTCCATACCTCTGTTCTCACAATAATCTATTGCACACTTCCATTTTGCCTGATTGATACCCCAAGTCTTGACCTCGTTGTACCATTTAGGTGTTTTACGTTTAGGTGTCTTTACAGGTTCTTTACATTGAGCTTTAGGTTTGACCTCAATAATAAACTTTTTATATGTACCATTACCTTGTTTTATTTTGATATAGAAATCTGGGAAGTATCTGTGCATCTTTCCATCCCATGGCGACCTATAGGGTACTATAACTTCCTCACTACCCCATTCTATGACCTTATCATTCCTATCACAATAGACCATAAACTTACGTTCCCAGAGAGAACGATAGATTACTTGTGATGGATTACCAACATATTTCTTGGGATTGTTGGGAATATATTTTCCTTTGTACGACATATAATATAACTCTTATAAATAGTTTTAATCCTATAGGAGTATTTATACATGGCGTTAGACAATCTAAGACAAGCTGCACAGGGTGTTATAACTGGAAATCTAAGAAGAGTTGCTGGAAACTTGCCAGGCATGTTGGGTGGAGGTAGAGGTGATAATTCCTCTAAGTATAAAAAATTAGATAGGGCAAAATCACCCCATTCTGTAGATAATTTACAATTTCCAATAGATGTAGATTCAGACCCAGGCTTAGGTAATCATGGACATTACATGATGTTTTATATCAATCAACAAGACCATGCAAAATTGTCATTTGGTGACCCAGCAGAACCAAAACAATCTGGTGTGGATAATACAGTAAAAGCATTAAAGGAGCATGGTGTTACTGCTGTTAAGAATGAGGTTGTTAAACCAGCTAAAGATACTACGGTAACTGTTGATAATAAAGCTTTATTTCAAAATCGTGACCCTATTACTGGAGCAACAATAGATAGAACAGTAGAAGTTGGTGATAAAGTTAAAACGTCAAATGCTCAATATGCACAGACTAATTATAATGATTCAATAGGAAAACATATTATAAATCAAGCTGGTTCTAATCAAGTTAAAATTGGTGATAGCAGTGGAATACAAAATATGGATTTTGCGGCTAGTCAGGGTACAAAAAAAGAAACTAAATTTTCAAAAGAAGCACAAGCAATTCATGTACAAAGAGCTGCAACGACTAGACTCAAAACTGCAATAGCATTATATATGCCTGCATCTGTTCAAGTAACTTATGGTGCAAACTATACAGACACAGAGATTGGTTCTTTGGCAGAAAGAGCTGCTGAAGTAATTAAGAAGTTTCAAGAGGGAAATATAAAAGGTGGATTTCAAGGAATATTAGATTCAGATGAAACTTTATTACAAAATGCTGGTCAGTTTCTTTTAGCAGGTGTAGGTAACTTGCCAGGCTTTGGTGGTGCAAAAGAATTAGAAGCAATGAAAGCAGGAAGAATAATATCTAATCGTATGGAACTTGCATTTAAAGGTATTAATAAAAGGTCATTCCAATATACATTTAAAATGATGCCTAGAAATAAAAAAGAAGCAGATGAAATAAAAAAGATTGTTCATGCATTTAAATTTAACATGTTACCAGAATTTGAAGGTAGTGATTTGTCAGGGAGAAGTTTTATTGTACCAAACACATTTGATATTGAATATATGTACAATGGTAAAGAAAATCAATTTCTTCATAAAATATCAACTTGTGTATTAGAGTCAATGAATGTAACATATGGTGGGGATAGGTATAAAACCTATACGGCAACAGCTGAAGGTGCTCCACCTCAAGAAACTACTATATCATTAAATTTTAAAGAAATGGAAATGATAACAAGAGAACGTGTAGCGTTAGGATTCTAGTATGTATTTTGATAATTTTCCAGTAATTATATACGACTCCGTAGGACAAGGAAAGTATAAAGATGTTACAAATCTTTTAAGACGAGTGGCATTGCGTTCAAAGGTAAAATCAAATGCATTAGTATTTGACACCTATGATGTAAAAGAAGGTGAAACACCAGAAATAATTGCAGACAAATTATATCGTGACCCAGAACTACATTGGGTAATACTTTTAATTAATGATATAACAGATAGATATCATCAATGGCCTATGAGTACACCACAATTTCTTGCATTTATCAATGACAAATATGTTAATGCAGATGGAACTTCTAATGTAGACGGAGTACATCATTATGAAATCGCACAGAGTTCTGGTGACACTAAAACTAAAATAGAAGTGTATCAAAACTCTGCATTGTATACTGGTGATTCAGATTTTTATGCATCTGCATCAATAGTTACTAATTTTGAGTATGAAGAAAATGAACAAGACAAAAAAAGAAAGATACGATTACTTGACCCAAGTTATATAGACCAATTTGTAGAAGAATTTAAATCTCTTATGAAGGAATCAATAATTTAATGAGTGATATAAAGTATGCTGGTGAAGTAGAATTAAAAAAACTTATTTTAATATCATCATCAGGAACAGCAATAGATTTAACAGAGTTAGTTATTAATATCAACATTTATGAGAGTATATTCTCTAGTTCCATGTCTGGTAGTATATTAATAGCTGACACAAATAACTTATCAGTAAATCTTCCAATAATTGGTCAAGAATATCTAAGAGTAAAATTAAACACACCTAGTCTAGAAGACAAATCTATAGATTATTCAGAAAATGTATTTATTGTATATAAAATTAAAACAAGGTCATCTGATACTAATATGCAAGTATTAGAGTTGCAATTCACATCACCAGAGTTTTTAAGAAACAATCGTATTAGAGTATCAAAAAGCTATACAGACACAACAGATAACATTGTAGAAGATATATTATTAAATGAAGAACATATAGGAACAAAGAAAGATTTGTATATAGAGCCTACAACTGGCATTAGAAGAGTAGTTGTACCAAATTTTCACCCATACGATATTATCGCCAATCTTGCAACAGAGTCTTTATCAAAAGAAAATGCTTCACCACACTATTTTTTCTTTGAAAATAATAGAGGTATACATTTTAGAAGTTTGCAAAGTTTATATGCACAAGGTGTTATTGGTAAGTACCATACAGGCGACAAAGCTACTGATGAAAAAACTACTGGTTTGACAAATGCAGGCGAGTCTGGTAAATTAATGCAAAGTATGAAAAGAATAGTATCTTTTAATATGGGGTCAAATAATGACACTTTAGTAAATATAAAGAGTGGAATGTTGGGCTCTACAATTATCTCACATGATATATATAATAAGAGTTACAACACAAAAACTTTTGGTTATTTTGATAATTTTGAAGATGATGTTAGGTTAAGTGAAAATTCAGTATATAATGATAATCCTATAGATGAAAACTTAAATACAATAGGAAGTTTTACAGATGCACGAATTCACTTACATTCAGTTCCTTCAGATACGGATACCCAACACTACAACACAGAAACTTCACAATATTCATACGCAACAAATAAACTTTCTGAAAGTTTGTTGTCTAGACAATCACGAATCACTGAATTAAAAAATGGTATTGGAATAACTATGGAAATACATGGTAATACTACTATAGCAGCTGGTGATGTAGTTAATGTACAAATACCTATTGCTGGTATAGACCATAATGATGATGTAGTGGACAAATATTATAGTGGAGATTATATTATAACAAATTTAAGACATATTTTTACACCAAGAGAAAGAGAACATAATATTATGATGACACTTGCTAAAGATTCTATTCCAGAGTCTTTACCAAAGAAAAGTGATGCAATTCAACCACAACCAAAAAGTCAAGGCTCATTAATTAAACAATTTTACTAAAAAGGAGAAATCTCTATTACAAACAATAAAACTCAAAAAACAAATTATCGAAGGGACAAACTTATGGCTAATGCTAAACGAAAAAATAGAATTAAAAACATGAACTTTCAACTACAACATAGGAGAACTGAAACCCCACAAAAACAAACCGATAAATATGAGTTAATGGAGAAACAAAAAGATGAAGTCATTCGAGGAATTACAAGAGGGCGTCTACGACCCCAATATATTTAAAGCATTTTTTCTAGCAGGAGGGCCTGGTAGTGGTAAGTCTTATGTGGTGAAAAGAACCACTGGTGGACTAGGTATGCGTGTTGTCAATTCTGATGATGCGTTTGAGAAGTTGGTCAAGTCTGCTGGTATGACAATGAAGATGGACACCAAAAAAGGTAGAGAGCAAGAAGCAGACAGAGATAAGTTAAGAGATGTTGCAAAAAGAGTTACTAAACTTAGACAGCAAAACTATATTGAGGGTAGGTTAGGTTTAATTATTGATGGTACTGCTAGAGATTACGATAAATTAGAATCAGAGATGCGTGCTTTACAACAATTAGGTTATGAAAATTATATGATATTCGTAAACACATCACTTGACGTTGCGTTACAGAGAAATGAAGAAAGGCCTAGAACATTACCAGAAAAGATTGTGGTTCAGTCTTGGAAGAATGTGCAGTCAAACATAGGTAGGTTTAGTAATCTATTCAAAGAAAATTTTATTATTGTAGATAATAACGACCCTAATGAACCACCACACTTAGAAGTATTCAAAAGAGTACAAAAACTTGCAAAGAAAAAAGTTACCAATGGTATCGCAAAAGCCTGGATTGCAAACGAATTAGAGATGAAAAGACGTAGTTAATCCTAAACGAATCGATTCGTTTTTTTATCAAAACCCCTAAAATCATCAAACACCGTAAGTCCTTGTTTTCATTGACTTTTTTAAGCCCATTTGACTTTGTAGTCAGCTATGGTATACTAAGAGTATGAGAAAAGAGATAAACAACAATAACAATGAGGTTAATATGATGAATAAACAAACAATAGATTATGTAGGTATAAGTGGTTCAAAAGGTTCAAGCTTTGGTTTCTACTTTTCTACTTTAGAAAACAAAGATTTAGTTTATACTAAGACTTACTTATTAAAAGATTTAGTTAATGATTTGAGGACTAAGTACACATTACCTGATTCATACATGGCAAGTTCTTCAATGGACTTTGCAACTGAAGAAGGTTTCTACCATAACGGTGCAGCTTCGCAAGTTCTTAGTCTTGCAAGTAGGATAGCAGATAGTGGTAAGTCAATATATGAATACACTGATAAAGTGTTGGACGAACAAACAGATATAAGGAACATAGAGTTCAGTGGTTTGAATAAAGACGAAGCAGAAGATTGGTATACAGATGGTAAGGTTGCTTTTAATAATTAAAAAAGACTTGACATTTCTACCAGATGTGGTATTATAATAGTATGAGTGATTCGATAACAATAAAAAGAGAGGTTAATATGACACAAACAAATATGACATTCAACGAAAACTTAGGTTTTCAATTCGATAGATTTATCAGTGATGAGATAGTTCTTAATGGCATAAAAGGTATTCCAAATATCCTTGAGATGATTAAAGACACTATTGATAATGGTGACACTGAAGATGCCAAGATGTGGATATCAGAAGTGCAAAAAGAATTATCTGAAAATAACGTGAGAGGTTAATATGACTAAAAAAACAATTACAACAACTGAGTTACTAAAACAAGCAGAAACTGCTGGTCTTAAAGCTGGTTTGGAAGTCGTTCCAACACCAGTGTATTTCAAAGATGCACACACTGGACAAACATACGATAGTGCTGATGGTGCGTGTGGATTTGCTCATGTTAATATTTCGCCTGCAAGAGGTAAGTTTGTGAACTATCTAAAAAAGATAGGTAAAGGATATACTTCATATCAAGGTGGATATAATGTTCCTGCTGGTGGAGTTGAGTTAGGTCAGTCCATTACCAGAAAAGAAGCATATGCAGAAGCATTTGCAAAGGTTCTTGAAGATTGGGGAATCAAATGTTATGTGTCAAGTAGATTAGATTAGGAGTTTAAATTATGATAAAAGCGTTACTGATGGTAACATCAATGAGTTTAGGTAATGTAGACACCGTATTACCATCAATGGAAGACTGTATGAAAGCAAGAGATGCAATCATACAACAAGATGCAGAAACAAAGGTGTTATGTATTCCTTACACAATGGAGCAATCTAAATCAGACGATATGAGAGATATGTTTAGTGTGTTTATGGAGATGATTGTTGAACTTAAATCAATGGAGGAAAACTATGGAAACATGG